TTGATTATGAAGACTTGCTCGAATCCATTATGCCAACCCTTCGCGGTATGCCTCAATATCGGGATATGCCACAATACAGGATGATTACCTGGACTACCGATATGCCAACTACCCCAGAAGCCAAATGGCTGCTCGATGCTGAAGAATTTAACGAACCTGAGACCAACGAGCTGATTATTCAACTTCAACTGAAACTGCAAGACTGCTATGCTGCCATGAAACGGGCAAAATCGCCCCGTACATTCACTCAACTGGAGTGGGACATGAATAGCATCAATAACAAAATAAAAGCCCTACGCAAAGGCCTTACTCACTTCCTCGAAGCTAGCAGCTTCGATAATATTGATGTGTTGGGTATTGATTACATCAAAACCCAACGCAGAAACCTGCCGGATTTTATCTTCGAAACATCCATCCTCAATAAAAGACCCGAAGCTTTGGAGCATGGCCGCAGGTTTTACCCGCAGTTAAATAAGCATCATTTTTATACCGACTTTAACTACAGTTATTTTGATAACACTAAAATAGACATACAAGTGCCTGATAGCTCCATAGGTGATTTAGACTGTAATAGCAATCAACCGCTAGATTTAGTAATTGATTGGGGAGGTAAAATTAATTCAATGCTCGTATGCCAGGAAGATAACCAACACCACCGGTACAATATCCTGAATGAGTTCTTTGCCATCCAACCCGACATTATTCATGACCTTATTGATAAGTTTGATTTATATTACGCCCATCACACCGAGCGTATTATTTACCTGTATTACGACCGCAACGGGAATACGAATGTGGCAAACAGTAAAGAAACATATGCCGAACTGGTCGAGCGACTCCTCTATGAGAAAAGATGGATTGTAAGACTAATGAGCTTCGATGAAAACCCGCAACACAGAGATAAGTATGAATTCATTAACCTGATGTTGAGCGAACAAGATGCGCGTTTGCCTAAGGTAAGAATAAATGAAGAGAACTGTCCTAACGCTAAGATAGCATTGTATAACACCCCCATTAAGTTGATAGCCGGTGAACTGAAGAAAGATAAAGGAAGTGAGAGAAGTGATATAATACCACAAGAGCAGGCTACACACGTTACTGATTGTTTCGACATTGTACTATTTTCAAAATTCCGGAAAGATATAGATGAGTCAGTCAACAGGTTTATGGGTATGGTATAATAGGCGTTCCCCTGCGGGTCGGGCTATACGCGCTACATGGTAGCTTGCTCCTATCCCTAACGCATCCAAGCTATGTGCAATAGAGCTGTCATTCATTGCGCAACGTTCCTCATTACGGTCCGCAAGCTGGCCCGATCATTCGTCACTTATTGCTCATTCACTCCAGCACAATTGCACCCCCATCATCGGCATCCTGAGCATGATAGGTATATCATGCACAGGATAGTGTAGTAGTGGTACAAGCGGTGTGCTACGCACTCAATGCACATGGCATAGCTTATTGTATATAGTGGGACAGGCGCAGCCTGTCGGGGTTGCAAGGGTGTACAGTAATTTCTACATTTTGCTGCTGCAACTGCAAATCGCCCTCAGCGCGCGGGCGGGGTTCTGCTCGAAAAGCCCTTTTATGATGTGTAAAATACAAATCATAAAAGGGTATAAGTCAGAAAAATACAAAGCTTTGTACGCTTTGTAACACATTGAAAGTCAGAGTATAAAATATTAAAAAAACAGAACAAAAAACGGCTGAAACCCTTGTATTTACTGGGCTTTTGCGTATATTGCTGTACAATTTAAAACGGGAGCGCCACCCGACCAAAACAGGCAAAAAAAAAATGTCAAAATCTGAAAAATTGCAGGTTCGCACTCTGGGAGTTGTGAACGTGCCACAAGGTAAAAGCTATGTGCCAGGTGTGCGCATAGCGGGTAAGTATCTTTTAAATCTTGGCTTCAAAGTGGGTGATGTGGTAGAGCTTACGCCCAACGCTGACGGCAGCCTAAATATTAGGAGGGTAACGCCATGCAAGTAAGAGTAAGCCAATACCGAGAAGGGAAGCGAGGCACATTTTACATTCAGTGCAAAGGACTGCACAGCGGACGCCCTATGTTGTCGCCTATCCCAAATTGCTTTAGCGTGGAAACCGACACGCCCGAACTTTATCAGATTGCATATGCGCTTTGGGTGGGTAGGTATTACGAGCCATACATTAAAGGCTCTGTCATCCCGTACATTCGTTTAAGTGATGCGCTGGTATTGCTTTTGCAAGGATGGGAGCAGCGACAGCCAAAAGCGGAAAAGCTAATCAGCACTTTACAAACGATTGACAGGCAGGTGCACCACGTAAGCCAGCAGCTAAAGCTTACAAAGGATTTAAAGGTGGCAATAGCGAGGCAGTTGTTTAAGTCGTAAAAGCGCAGTAAGTGCAACACAGCTAACGAAAAGGTGCAGAAATGCGCCTTTTCGTGTTGCCCGCGCTACTTTTCTGGTGCGCCAGAAAAGTAGCAAAAGACCGCTTGGATTATAGGTATTTTTGTATATTTGTTTTTCATTTAACCGGAGCGCCACCGGAATAATAACTGGCAGATATAATATGGTATACAAAGCTGAAAAAACCCCCGCATTTATGCTATGTAGCAATCCTGTTGCTGCAAAATCAGTGGATAGATTGTTTATTTTACACAATAGATATCCCATGCTGCTAGCCGAAGTCCATTGTTTTAATAATACTGAAGTGGCTAAAGTTCAATATATACTAAATCAGGCTTATTCTGTGGGTAGGCTTGATCATGATAAAGATATTTTCTTGTTTACTATATCTTGGATTGAACCTACAGGCGCAATGATGCCACGTGATGTGAACGATAAGGTTGATCCAGTTCTCAGGCGCATGGCCGACTGGTATAAATCCTATCTAATTTGGGAAGATTCCCAGCCAAACGAAGCCCCTTAATCGGGGCTTTTTTGTTGTCCCCTTTTTTCTTTCAGCCATCCCGAGCTTTGAGCTATGATTTTGATGCGCGATGCTCTTGCTATAATGGAACAGCGAGGCCCTGATGGCAACCTATTGCCATTCAGCTGCCAATATGTAACCTACAGCCGCCAACGCAATGAGGGAGGTAAGATTATAACGGTAGATAGCGCTGTGCTTAGCTTCGACAAAAAGCCGTTTACTGGCAAAAAATCAGAAACACCACCTACCGAGCGCATCAATACCCCATCACAACCCAACCATTTTGCCAACAAAACCCGCAACTTAAAGATAGTTGATAGCGGGGCAATTCGCAAAATGCGCATACGCATGCTCATCACTTTTAATGGCCAACAAGTAGTGTACTAATGGAAGATTTAAAAAAAGATGCAATAGGAATAAGTATAGGTCAAACTTCGGTACTGACTGCCGAAATGAAACCCAATGCTAAACCTGCCGTACCTATTGTTGAAAAAACAACCGATCAGTTTGATTATGTACGTTGGGGCGAATCCAACGACACGCCCAAGCAGGTGATTGATGCCATGAGCAAAAATGAAATACTGTACCGGGCCAACGAGTTCAATAAATCTGTACATGCCGGTGCCGGTATCACCTACTACCGTGAGGTTGTTAGCAACGGCCAGCGATATATCGAATTTTTTGAAGATGCCGAAATAGATGAGTGGATGCTTGAAAATGAAGTAAACACTTACCTGTATAAAGCATTTGTAGAGGACTACGAAACTTTGGGCAACATATTCCCCGAACATGTGCTTACTGCCAATCGCCAACGCATAGGACGCCTGTTCAGGCAAGATGCCGCCTGGTGCCGTTGGGGTAAGCAAGACAAAGCCAAGCGCGAAGTACTGAAGCTGTACATCAACAGCGACTGGGAAGCTCACAAAAAAGAGGAGGACATGGTTGTAGATGTACTCAATACTAAGTTTCCGCTGCAACACCTTCAGCAAACCAATACCGGGTACAACTTCATCCAACGCATACGCCCGGTTAGCAATGGCCGGTATTATTACGAAATGTGCAATACAGAAGTAATAATCAACAGCAAAACACTGGAAATAGCTGCCGATATCAAACGCACACTGCGCGCACTGCTTAAGAATCAGGCTAACATGGTGTGGCATATTGAAGTTACTGAAGAATACATGGAAAGCCAATACGGTAAGACCGAATGGCTGAAAATTAAGGATGACAAAGAGCGCAGAAGAGGTTGCTACAAAGAAGTACGCGATCAAATAGATAAATACCTTGCCGGAGCCGATAATGCCGGCAAAACACTGCTTACAGGTTGCTATTACGATAAAGCAGGTAATAAAATTAGCGGTGTACACATCACCCCGCTAAAAAATCAAATCGAAAAGGGTGCCTGGATTCCTGATCAGCAGCAGCTCGCTAATGAAATATTCATGGGTATGGGTGTTGACCCCTCATCCGTTGGTGGTTTTGCAAACCAAAATCGCACCATGAATAGCGGCAGCGAAAAGAAAAACTCATTCAGCATTAGCACGGCCACATTTGCCAGCGACCAAATGATAACACTAGCACCATTCGTATTCGTAGCACGCTACAATGGATGGTATAAGCGCTATCCAAATCTACGCTTTGGTGTATTGCCGCCAGCTTCAGAAGTATTACAACCTAACACATCTACCAATAATGCACCTGCTAGTTAAGAACCTTGATGATTTTAGCACTCATGTTACTGTAACCGGTGATTTCGATTTCGATATCATCAAACCATACATCACCAAGGTACAAATGGGCGATGTGCAGCGCATTTTTGGCAGTACATTTATTACCGGTTTGGCTTCACGCTATAACGCAGCCATGCCATCGCCCACGCTTACTGCTCAAGAACTAGCACTTATCGAAATGTTAGGTAACTATATTTCGCACCTGGCACTGGCGCAAGCATTGCCGGTATTGCTTGCCCAGCTAGGTGCATCCGGTTTGTTCCAAAAAGAAGGGCAAAACAGCAAACCAATATTTCAATGGCAAAAACTTGAATACGAAGAAGCACAATTGGAAATGGCATACAATGCCCTGGAATCTGCACTTGATTATTTGATAGAAAACCGCACCCACACGCAATTTGCTGCATGGAAAGATAGCGCCCAGGAGAAAGCATCCGTATCACTATTTGTGCACAATGCCGCCATCTTTAATCGAACCTATCCCATAGGCAATAGCCGCAGAACATACGAAGCCGTAAAACCATTTGCAGCAGAGGTAGAAAAATTTGACATACGTTACTTGTTAGGTCAGGCACTGTATGATGAGCTAAAATTTCAAAAAGAAACCTTCGCATTAAGCGAAGATAACGCCAAGCTGCTACCCTACATTCAGGATGTAATAGCCAATGCATCCATTGTAAAATCGCTAGGCAGGTTAAATGTAAAAACCACTGCCGAAGGCCTGATGATAACCAGCTACATTTCCAATGGTAAAGAAATGAGCCGCAACCGCATACCGGCTACCGCCAGCGAAATAGCTGAACTTAAAGTAAACGCCATTGCAGCAGCTAACCAGTACAAAGCCGAGCTGATGCGATACCTGTTTGCTAATCTTAACAAATATCCTCTGTGGGCACAAAGCGAAGAATACATACGCCTGACTGCAGAAGATGAACTTAATACTGACGAATCATCATCCGTAATACTATAATAATGAGCACTGAACTATTACTCGCTGTTAATGGTTTCCTTACCTTAGTTCTTGGCGTGTCGCTACGCGCATTAGCAGCCATTTATGCCAGCAAATTTAAAACCCTCGAGATTGCCAAAGAAGATATGCAAGTGCGTGTGCAGAAGATTGAAGATGTTCAGGGCAGTAAAATTGATCAGCTTACCAAAGAGTTTGGCCGCATGGAAGTAAAGATTGATGAAATGAAAAATCAACTCATCACACTCAGCCAAAATTTTCACAAGCTAAAAAACGAAGAATCATCACTGGTTAGCGCCACGTATGCGCTACTTAAATTTTTAGAACGTAATGAAAAAAGTGCTAGCTGATTTATACAACTCATTTTTTAATAATAAACAAGGTTTAAGCGCGCGAAAGCTCAGCGCATTTAGCCTTATGCTGTGCGTTTTTTACCTGCACTACAAGTATGTAGATATAAGCAATGCCTTTGATTTTCTTGTGGCTGACCTATGCGGCATTATGCTGCTGCTGGGCATTGTTACCGCGCAAAATATTATCGAGCTGAAAAACGGCAGTTCATCTAATGTTCAAACAATTAATAATTAATAATCATGGCTTTTCGCAAAAACACAACTTTAAGAACAAACCAGGCCGCTGTGTATAGCACACAGTTTCCTGCCGGCAGCACAATGGAAATACGCACAGGATCACAACCTGCCAGCGCAAATGATGCCGCCACCGGTACCGTATTGGCTACAATTACCTTGCCAGCCAATCCTTGGGCAGCTGCATCAGGTGGCAGCATAGCCAAACAAAACACATGGAGCGCCACAGCAGGTGCAACCGGCACAGCCGGATGGGCACGCATCACCGGAGGCAGTAATGTAATGGATGTTAGCGTAGGCACATCTGGTGCCGATGCAATTATTGACAATGCCAGCATTGTAAATGGTGGCACTGTTACCGTTACATCACTCAGTATTACTATTTCATAATCATAATCCTTTAGCCTAATAAGATATGAGAGTAATACGTAAAACCGAATCAATCCTATACCTATCCGATAGCGGTGATTGGGGCTTGCAAATAAGCAATGAATGTTTTGAGATACTTCCACAGGTAGGTGGTTTAGTATATCAATCGGGAGTTAATCTTGACAATTTAGCTAACCTAATCGTAGAGGCAAAAGCCCATGCGATTGCAAACGGAATTACATGGCAGCAATAACAGATTTATCCGATTTAATCAATAGACAATCGGGCGGTAATAACGGCTCACCTGAAAACATATTCTTTCACAAAGTACCACGTGTGTCGGGTGTTGCAGCAACTGCACCCATTGCAGGTAGAGGTTGCTCTTTGTGGCAATACGATGGTATGCCTGCGGGCGGTGCCGTACCTACTTCGGGTGCAATACCTACTGATGCTACAACAGGCGCAATTCCATTTACCCCGCCAGGTGGTAGTAGGGATAAGCATTTAATAGGCGCATCAATAGCGCCACTTGTTGCAGGTGTTTATTTACTTTACGATAGGTTGTTTCACATTGGAGGACTTTCGGGTATATCAACCGCAGCTCAAACGGTTCAGGGTTCACCTGCTTCACCTGCCCTTACACGTAACACAGGCGGGGCGGGGAATATTGCATTTTATGAGATTTACACAATCATAGGCATAACATCTACAACCCTAACAATGACCTACACAAATCAAGGTGGGACGGGAAGTAGAACATCAACTATTAACATAGGTGCAACGAATTTTCGTGAGGTTACAAGAATGCAACGCATACCTTTAGCAGCGGGTGATAGTGGCATACAATCTATTCAATCGGTACAATTAACTGCAACAACTGGTACGGCTGGTAATTTTGGAATTACCATTGCACAACCTTTGGCTTGGATTCCTGTAGGTGCAGCGGGTACAATGGGATGGAGAGATTACACAACAGGATTGCCTGGTATTCCAGTAATAAATCCTGATGCTTGTTTGTCACTTATGTTTATTCCTGCTTCTGCAACTGCACCTGAATTATTTGGTTCATTAGCAACAATTGAAAAATAATGGCACTAACAGACTTTGATGAATATGTAGAAAAGCTACAAGAAAATCGTGTTGCAGATTTTCAGCTATCCACATCAATCGCTAGAACTTTGCGATTGAACGCTAGTTGGCAATCTTTGTTACCTGCACCTGCCGTACCTACAACAAGCGTTGCTCTTAATAAAGATTCTGCACAATCAATGGGACCTATTCCTGAAATTTCTTCAGGTAGGCTTACATTTCTTGGTGCAAGAATAAACACATCATCATTTGGCGCAGGCGGTATGCTTTTAGTTGATTTATTAAATGTTAGTGGTGGACTGAATGCTACTTTAACTACTGCCCAAACTACAAACCTTCCAACGGCTGCATTAACACGATATACATCGGGTGAAGGTGTTATGGCAGGTATAGTAATTTATACAACAGTAGGAACAACTGCCACAACGGTAACAATAAGCTACACAAATTCAGCGGGTGTGAGTGGTAGAACATCTACTGCCACATCATTTGGAGGTACATTATTTAGAGAACCTGCTATTTTAATTCCTATTCCATTAGAAGCGGGTGATACAGGTATAAGAAGTATAGAATCAGTAACTGTTACTGCAACCACAGGAACGGCAGGTAATTTTGGTGTTTGTTTGTTTAAACCACTAGCAATGATTTCATTGGAAAGTGCAACAGGTGCAATGCCATTAGATGCAGTTAGTACAGGTTGCATTATTGGTTCTTTGGCAGAAATTGATACTGATGCTTGTCTTACAATTAGTCCATTTACTGCAATAACGAACACAATGACAGGTGCTATAATTTTAACAGAGGCATAGAATGGCAACACGTAGGTTATTTGACGGTGCAAGTATTGAAATCGGGCAGATAGCCATAGTATTTCCTGCTTCATCGTATAGTATAACCGCATCCATTACCGATACTGCCGACACGTTTGCTGCCGACATTACAAACGGTGCAGTTGTATACAGCATTTCTGCAAGTATAACTGAGGCAGCTGATACGTTTGCGGCTAATGTATCGAGCGTTGCACCTTCTTATTCCCTTTCGGCATCCATTACCGATACTGCCGACACGTTCGCGGCCGACATATCAAACGGTGCAGTTGTATATAGCATTTCTGCAAGCATAACCGATACTGGTGATACGTTTGCGGCCAATGTTTCGCGCACTGTGCCTGTTTTTTCTTTATCAGCTGCCATTACAGATTCAGCTGATACGTTCGCTGCCAATGTTTCGCGCACGTTGCCTAATTATTCCCTAGCAGCAGCGATAACCGACAACGCTGATACGTTCGCTGCAAATGTTTCGCGCACTGTGCCTGTATTTTCGGT